AAAGTTGTTTTTGCCATATTAAGTCTCCTTAATTAAATTTATCGTCTTGGCTTGTCTGCTAGGGCAGTCGATAAATAATTTATAAATTCCCTAGAAACAGAAAAAGGGTAGCCGAAGCTACCCTTAATTCTATCTATTAACTAGACCCCGGACTTCCGAAGATACCTAGTGGATCAGATACTCCAAAGGAATATCTTTCTCTAGCTTTGTATCTTACGTTACCAGTGTCAAAGTCACCATCCATGCTAGTAGTCATAGGACTTCTAACAAAGTGCTTCATGCCATCAGGAATATCTGTGGTAATAAAGAACGCATTGGTATCTGTTAGATAATTGTTAACTACAAAACCTTCAGGAATTACGCCATTAGTTTTGATTGCGTTAATGTCATTATCTGCTGTACCAACTCGATAGTCACTTTGTAACAATCTAGTAGCAACGAATTGCAAGTCAGAAGGTATGATCAACTTTCTTGGTCTCGCAGCTATTTTAAGACCACGCTCATCGGTGTATTTTCCGATTTGAATAACCGCATCTTCTAAAGATGTTTCATTCAAGTCAGCACCAGTAGCTGGTCGGTTTGAGTTAGTTGCACCATTTACAAGTGGGTGAGCTGTGCTAAATAAAGTCACGCCATCACCACTATTGAAAGAACTAAATCCATTGTTTAACAATGAAGCAGCTTTCACTTGTTTTGTGTACGCCATAGCACGAGCTAAAGCTTTGGTGTATCTAGCAGAAAGTGAAACGTAGAGGTTATCCTCCATAGCTTCTTCTGTAATAGCATATCCCATTGCTATAGTTTCGTGAGTGTATCTGGCAACAAAAGACTCTTGTGCTGTATCATATGTGATCGCAGAACCTTCGTCTTTTACTGGAGCAGCACCAAATCCAGATAACTTTAACTCTTCCTCGAAACTTCTTTCAGAGTTTTCTGTTACATAGATTTCTTCATGCTGATTTTCATGCATGGTGTACTCCTCACCAAATAGGGCATTCAAGCCCGGTAGGAGCTGTTTAAGCTCATTTGCTCTTGATATTGCAGCCATAATAAATCTCCTTAACCGATACCGGTAGTATTCAGGAGCTGGTGTCCTGCATTAAACATAACTAGTACATCAGTAAAACTATCACCAATAGCACTATCAGGACCTTCGACAAAGTCGACAATCTTTAGTGGTAAGGTATTAGTAGTAGCTGCTGAACTCCCATCGACAGCATTCTTGCTTGTTCCAACCGCAGTCGAGCCAGCAGTTTGAATTACCGCTACATTTTTCCCAAGGTCATCTTGAGTAAGCGATTCATCAGATTGCATTTGCATGATGAGGAATGGATCAGAAGCAACGTATGCCATAATATCACTAGCATTAGTAGATGCTGGATAATATTGATTAAAGGTCGCTTGACCAGTAGAAGGATCAGTATATGAAACTCCTAAGAACACACCAATCGGAGTCATGGAAGAAGTTCCAGTATCTTTTTGGATTGTGGTATTAGGGTTGTCATCTGCCCACTTCACAAAGTCTCCATAAAAAATTGATGTGCCATAACTAGCAGCAATTTTATAGTGAGTTATTTTTGCGTTGTAAACACATGATACGGCTGATCCTTGAGGTCTAGCACCCATAGGTGTAGCTGTTGAAGCCATATTTTAAAACTCCCTCTGTAAAATTAATTACAGAAAAATAATTATTAAACAAAGACTCTAAGAGTCTTTACCAAAAGTCGTTTTAGTTTTGCGTTCAAATACTTGTTTGGTAGCCATCCTACTATCTTGGTCTTTGAAGAAAGTATTATCTACGGCTTCGATTTGGTCTTTAGCAATTTGATCAAAGTGTTGCGACCTAGCGTCAGCATCTTCTTTAGGCATCTTGCATAATAACAAACCACCGATTTCAATATTACCTTTCTTAGCCCAATCAGATTCGTGATCCATCATATGTATCTGTAACTCTGGATGATCTTCCAAACGACAGGGTTGCCATCCTTCACGAAATCTTCTAGATACATTTGGATTATCAGAATTTCCTACTAAGGAAGTTCTGATCCATCTGAATACCCAACCATCTTGAGGGTCAGGATCAGGTAGGTTACCTTGGTTTTCCCAGTTCTTAGTTCGCTGGGTAGCCTCTCGGCTATCTAATCCCCTAGGGGAACGCTCTTGGTTTTCAGAAGATTCTGCAGAATTTTCCTCCACATTGGTTGTGTTATCTTGCTCTGTCATGTTTGCTCCTTTAATAATTGATTTGCATACTGCTCCGGACTTATACCAAGTTGTCGAGCTATCTTAACTTGAGTCTGGGTCAGACGTACTTGCGAGGGTTTCTTTGTACCACTATCCCTCGATGTGGGTGCTACAACTGTTTGAGGTTGTCGCTTTGGAGTCTCTTCCTGTATTTCTATAGGCGGAGTTACTCCGAAAAAGTTTGGATATTTACTACGCATTTCTTCATCTATCTTGGCGTAATAAGTCTCTGCTTGTGTGCTAGGGTCTATGCCTTGTTGTTTTAACGACTGATCTAAATACATAGCGTAACTAGTCATCTCTCGATGTGTAGGATCAGTTCCCATAAACCAAGGGTTTTTACTTGACCATGCTTGCAAGGCTGGATCAGTTGGCTGTTTTACTTCTTCTTCAGGAATGTTTTTAATTATTTCCTCTTGTACATTCTCTGCCATCTTACCCGCAGTTTGTTCAGCTAGCACAGCCTTTGATAATTGCTCTTGTGCTTCTGCCATTTTTTCTGCATCGCCTGCTTCATAAGCTGCTTTATATAAAGCTTGTGCATTTTGTTTTGCCCAAACTGCATTGTTAGCTGCTTGTTTATTTAATACTTCACCACCTTGATCAACCATGGCTTGAAGTTTTTTATTCTCTGAGAGTAAGCTTTGAAGTCTTTGCACAGCTTCTTGTGATTCTCTAATTGCTGCTTCTTTAGCTCTACGCTCTTCGTGATACTCATACTTGAGTTTATTAATTCTATCTCCAGCTCTTTTACTGTAATCAGTAATCTCTTGATCAACTGTATCATCAGTAACTTCTTCTTCTGGAGTTTCTACTTTTGGTGGTCTACGATCTTCTTCTGGAGTATCGTCTATTATTTCAACTGATAGTCCTTCATCAACTTCAGTTTGTATTTCTGTAGTTTGACCAAAAAATTTATCTTCCTCAGACATTCTTGGTTCTGGAATGTTAGGCTCTTCGTTTATTATTTCTGTTTCACTCATGCTCTTACTACTCCTGCTGGGTCTTCGACAACTGCTTCCACAGTATCATCGTTTATTAAACGAAACTCTTGTCCATACATAACCATGCGAGTGCCAGAGTAAGCACGGAAAATAACCCAGTCACCTTTTTTACACCATGGTCCAGAAGCAAATCTTTTTTTATCGTTATATGCTTCAGGTCCTAACTCAAGAACATATCCGCAGATGTTACCTACTTCTTCATTCTTTATTGTTTGGGTTGATTTAATAATACCACCTTCTGTTTTTTCATCAGCTTGTGGCATAGCAACTAAAATTTTCCAACCCTTTGGTTCAGGTAATTGTTTTCTAGCTACTTCAGGTTTTGGTTTTTTTACCGCTTCTGTCATATTGTTTGCACGACTTTAGGAGTCGAGTTCCTTTAGCGAGAGTGTCTGTCTATCCAGTCAGCCATCTCTCTTTCTGCGAGGTTTAAACCCTCGATAATTCCACAAAGCCTTTTGTATTCTTCGTGATCTTTGATCGTACCATTGGCTAAGTGGTCCTTGTGATCAGCAACTAAGTCCTTGATTCTAGTCTTCAGAAAATCTGAAAGTGCTAATTCTTGGAACTCATCACTCATCTTTATCTAAATTCTGTGCTATATCTTTTGCGATGTCAATACCTTGCTTGTATCTTTCTACTGATTTGCTATCAGCTTTCTCTTCTAAATCTAGCAAATCACTAGCAACTTTCTGTCCTATGCTAGCACCTGCAATTTGCTCTTGAGATTCTATCCTTTCTCTTTCAATCTCATCTCGGTTTTTAGCTTTCTCTGCATCTAGCTGTATGCGTGCAGCATCGCTAGCAATTTTTCTTTGTACATCAGCTTCTTTAACTGCTACTTCACGTTCACGCATTTGAATAAGTGGGTCTTGTTGTTGTGCTGCTATTCGCTCTTGCTCTGCTTTAGATTGAGAAGTTACTGCAACTCGTTTGGCTGCTTCAGCTACAAGATCAGAAATACGTTTCTCAACATCTGCTGGTAATGGTTCGCCTTCTGCTGGTAGCGGTATGCCCATCTCTTCTTCAACTTGTTTTCTAAACTTCATAGTTAGATGTTGATTTACATAAGCACTTGCATTAGCCAAGATACTTTGTGCTGTAGGACTTGCTTCTATTTTTTCTATGACATCAGGATTCTGTTGAGCAGCTACAATAGTTTCAATATGAGCATCATGGTCTTGAGTTGCGAAAGCTTGCACCGGTATACCATTGATTAAGTTTTGAACTGCAGTTATTGGATCGACAGGTTTGATGTCATCATTGTTTGGAATAATATCATCTACGTTTCTGATTCCTAATGTTTCTAACATTTGCCTATGCAACTCGGGCATATTATAAATTTCAGGAGAAGTTGCTGCCAATTGCATGGCTGCCTGATATTGCATTATCCTTTGTGCCATGGTCGAAGCATTAGGATCAGAGACAGGTAGAACATCTACCCGATCATCAAAGTCTGAAGCTTTAATAAATTCTTCTTCATCCATCTCATATGGATAGGTTGGCTCAGTAAAGTCTTTGACTATGCCAACTAATATTTCAAATTCTTTTCGCATTGAAGCATGTAGCCTTGCTTGCACGGCTGACATAACTTTCATGTTTCTTTCTAGCAAAGCAAGAGTTGTGCCAACTGGTGCTTGATTATTCATGTCAGATACTTTCATATCGTTCATGCTAGCAAAACGTCTACCCTCTTCTACTATGTTTTG